ATGGCCTACCAAATGGGTAATGGAACTTTCCAGAATCCTTCCGATAAAAATTTTCAAATCCTATACTCAACTTATAACTAGCATCGCAATGAGGCATAAAATCTGCATCTTGTATGCCTAATAGCGCTAACCAATTATTAATCTGGCCTATAGTGCTTTCCCCCACACCAACAGTTGATATGTTAGGACTTTCTATAAGAGTTATTTCTTTATTAGGAAATTGGCTAACAAGGGTAGCCGCTGACATCCAGCCAGCAGAACCCCCACCTATAATTTTTATATCGTTCGTGGGATTCAAAATTTAAAGACTGTATTCCCTGATACTGAAATTCTTTCTACATCTGATTTAAATGGATTGACATGATGAGGCAACCAAGCAGGAAAAATAAATGCCTGACCCGCTTTCGGCATCCTACGGACGCTAGCAATTGAAAGTGGCATATCCGGCCCTAGATCAAAATTTATCATACCCGGACCTGAGTTCCTTCGATTGCCTTTTGCCCTTTCATTCTCCTGCTCTATTTCTTCAGGCACTTGCAAATATATTACAAAAGATAAATCTCCATCATGGTTATGAGGTGGATTATATTCTAAAGGTTTTTGATAATTAATCCATAAAGAATTTACCGTCCATCCAATGGGAGGGTTTTTAAAACAATATTCTTTATAATCAGAAACAATATTAATATACGCGCTGATATAAGGATCGAATAGAGGACAAAACCATTCTTCAAAATCTTCGTAATAATATTGATTATCTAGTACACCCGCTAAACTTTTACTATGATCTAAATTTTTCCCCCGACTCTCCTTACCTTTTTCTAAGAGTAAACTTATAAACTCGTCCTTCACTTCAACTTCTAATAATAATGGACCCCAATAAGGAAACCTATATGCTATTTCATTCATATCTACATAATTATAAAAACTTCATTGCAAATGATAACCTGTAATACGGCGCTAACCAAGTAGTAGGTCTTACTATATGAGGAATATTAGAATCAAATATAACCAATCTATCTGTTTTATATTGGCAATAAAACTCTATATCCTCCCCTTTACTGTCTAAAAAAACGGTATCTCCGCCAAACTCAACATCCCAATTAGAAGTAGGGTAATACATTACAGTAAGTTTAGCACCAGAACTCGAATCTGCATGAATATGAAATCTGTCGGAAGGCGTAACTAGATTAATATTACAATTCTCCATGCCTCCTATATCAAGATTCTCTGCATATTCTTGCTTTATTTCTTCGGGAAGATAATCCAAAAATTTAGATTTACTTAAATCCTCCCTAGTATAACAAGACATCATTGAAACATGACTCTTAAAATTCCATTCAGCAGTGTCTATTCCAACTGGTTTATAAAAAGAATTAGTGAGGAAATGAAGTAATGTTTGTCTATCAGAAAGACCTAAAACATTATCGTACACAGAAATTTTTCGACCCTCTGTGTTAGTAAACTCCTTTACTGGTTTTATTTTGGATACCTCGCTTTTATATCTGCAACTTTAGCTTGCCATGCTTCCAGACCATTTTCTGTTATAAACTCAATCTGTTCTGCTGGATCTCCGTAAGCAGATCTCCTAGCCTCAACACCAGATAATGGAGTATACACCCAAGTATTCCTCCACTCTCCATCAACGAATTCCGGTATACCTTCCTCATAGAAATGCGCTTCGGGTGGATTTGCTTCTACCCTTGTAATTTCATGTGGTTCAAGCTCCCCTATTTCTTTCGCAATTAAATCCCATGTTTCAACCTTCTTTCCATCAGCAATGCCGATCTCGCCTTGGACAGCTTTATACCCTTTTTTAACTGGGACTGCCGTTTCAGAAACTTCCTCTACACCATAATCTGTCCTTACACTTTCATTTGCAAGGGCATTTTTGGGGAAAGAGGTATTAGGATTATCCTTTCTTAAATGTTCTTCCGTATATGGAAAAACGTCACCTTTCACATATTTCATATTATGCCCCTAAAATTGAATGTTACCTGAACCAGAGGTAAATTTATAAACTTTATAACCCGATCTATCCGTATTTGGGGTTGTGTTTCCTGTAGAACCATTTACAGTAAGACCAACATCCACAGATGTGAGATCATCGTATGAATCCGGGTATGCAATTATAACAACACCTTTTCCACCGGGACCACCATAACCCGCAAGAACGTATTCTGTACCACCGCCCCCGCCGCCACCGCCGCCAGTGTTTGCAGTACCAGATGGAGCGGTCCCATTTTCTCCATAATTTCCACCCCTAGCGCCGCCACCATTACCACCAGCACCACCAGTGCCGCTTGATCTGTGCTTACCGCCACCGCCGCCGCCAGAATAATGTGTAGCAGTTCCAGTTATAGAACTTGCTGACCCATCACCAGCATCACCGCCATTCGTGCCACCAGCCGAACCAACTTCAGAAGCACCACCTCCCCCTCCTCCGGTCATCGTGCTTCCAGCGCCACCAGCATAACCCTCAACAGGAGAATAACTTCCAGAGTTACCCGCGCCACCAGCATCTGATCCAGCGCCACCAGCACCAGAACCTCCAGCACCGGGGTCGCGCCCTCCGTCGGAACCGCCCCCACCACCTCCGCCAGATGAACTTATCGTAGAAAAGGTAGAAGTTGACCCACTTTCATTCGCGCTACCGCCATTCCCAACGGCAACAGCTATAGATACGCCGGGTTCAACAGCGAAAGATGCATTGGTCCTATAACCACCAGCACCTCCACCACCTCCTCCGTTAAGGCCTCCTCCGCCAGCACCAGCAACCACAAGTAACTCAACTTCTGATATTGCACCACCAGCGGAAGCGCCGAATAATGCAGCTTTTTCTGTTCCTACAGGCATATTATTCTCCTTAACTCATATCCGCGCCAGCTTGAAATCCGTACCATATAGTACCCGCGTCCAAAGTAAAGAAGGTATAAACATCTCTCTTGGCTGAACCACTGGTCACATCAGGAGCAGAACCACCAGCCCAATCAACAGAAGCTGGCCAAGCAATAGTTCTATCCGAAGAATCCTGAGTCCAAATTAAAGTAAAAGCGCAAGACTTTCCAGTAGGGGATGGATTAGTGAATGTAAAAGTAGTATTCTGATCTGGCGTTATTGTAAATACATTACCATTTTCTATGTCTATGGCAATAGAGGCTGCCGCACTTAAAGCCGTCTTAGTTTCAGAATAATCTTTTAACTCCGGCCTTGCAACTAATTGATCTGCACAGGCTATTGTGCCTGTCATCGTGCCACCAGCGAGGGGTAGTGCGGCAATATCTGATAAGACCTCAGATGCGCTTCTCCCCTCTACTGAAGTGGTAGATATTCTCAAGAAATCATCATCAACAACGCCAGCGGCAAACTGTGCCACATCGTACTGTGATATTCCCTGAGCCACAGAAAGTTCAGTAGAGTCAATCTCCAAACCTCCATTACTCTTTAGATCAGTGCTAAAGGCGGTTCCTGTTAGATCAAGACCATCACCCGCTGTATATGTAGTTCCTGTTGGAATCTGCCATGAAGACGTCCCATCGCCATCTGTCCTGAGAAACTTTGTAGTAACTGACTCTCCTGTAGATAATACCGCAGTACCCTCAACGTCAAGAGTTGTCTTACCATCCAGCAAGTTAAGCTCTGCCGCAGTTGTGGTTACAGCCGCCGCACCCAGTGTGGTAAACTGGTCCTGCAATACAGACTTTATAAGTCTAAGGTGGTCATCACCTTGTGATACAGGATCACTTGTAGTGGGATTTGTATCAACCAGTTGACTGATATATGTTGCCGTTTCTAAGCCCATTGTTCTACTCCCTTATTAATAATATCCGCCAGTGTTCATAACTCTCATGGCAGAACCAGAATGGCGGTCTTTATTGTCCTGCTCTTGTAAATTAGCAACTGCTTCTTGATAAGCTGTGGCCCATAACTTAACTCTTTCATCATTCATCAAGAACGGTTCAGCCTCCATTAATGCTCCATATAAATATATATCTGGATTGTCTGTAAGCATAGCTTCAGTAGTATTTCCAGTACCTAGAGACTCAATCTTTTTGTAAA